GTAGTAGCGTTCGAAGAAGTCTCTTGTGTCGTAGGTGTTCTCGGTACATACAACCTTATCCCCAATACCCAACGTGATGCACTTATCTGTGTGCCATTTATGTCTCGGAGGATCGAATGCCTTATCGGGATCAGGGTTAAGGATGCACTGTACTCTAACGTTAAGTTCATACGTACCTATCCATCCCTTATTACCAGTCACGATGATCTGATTTCGTATACTCTTATACGTATCACTGTGTCGATATACAAATTCCTCCATCACCTTCGTAGGCATACTTGTAAACTGTAGATGGAAGTCATCCTTCTTACTTGGTATCTTACCCTTCACGATACCAAAGGCATTAGAGAAGATACCACTACCTTCACCTTGCCTATACACATGTTCAAGCGTTACACTTGGAAACGTCTTCAGATGGCTCTGAAATGGGGTCATCTCATAGCCTTCAGCTTTGATCTTGTACTCTTCGATTGGGGGGAGTTGGTTGATATCGCCAAAACAGCGAAGCAAACCACCATTTGGGAGGGCATTTATCAATTGTCTATTCAATTTATGATTAACCATCGCATATTCGTCACAAAGAACTACATCTTGATCTATCGGATGGAATTGTCTCCTTTGTGGCTCTGTTTGATTGAGTGGTTGTCCCGTCTTCTCATCTCTTTCGTGAGGTTTCGGGAACTCAAGTAGCTTATGTATTGTGATAGCTGGAAGTCCAGTTGCCTCTCTAATGCGACGTGCTGCTTTACCTGTCGGCGCGCAGCAGATGACTGACTTACCATCCTCCAGTAGAAGCTCTGCGACTCTCTGTATAATAGTCGTTTTGCCAGTACCAGCACAGCCCGTAACACTAGCAATTCTATTCTGTGGACTGGTGCAAATTTCAATTGCTTGTCTCTGTTTAATGTCAAATAGAAGCCCATCATCCTGCTCTACAGGAAGGGCTGTCATCTTTCACCTCTTATATGTGTAAGGGAAGTGAGGGGAGACGTTTCCCTTTAGACCGTCTCCCCTCCTTATCGCTACGCTTTCATCTACTTACTTACGCAGCAACAGACAATTTGGGCTTCTTCTTGACGAACTGCGAAACATCAACATACTTCACAGTGTCGTCACCTTGGGACAGACGGAGGATTTCAAATGCATCCTTCGACAATGCAAGGATTTCGATATTCTCACCCTTATACACAAGGTAAGAAGGCTTCATCTGACGCGGGCCACTCGACTTGCGAGTGCGTTTCGCTTCAGCCATTTTAGTACTCCTCGTTTGTTTGGACATTTTATTCTCTCATGTGAGAGTGCAATGAATACTAAGACGAAGCGACCACTTTGTCAACAGTAGCGCGCTTCGTACCTTCCCAAGTATCGTGCTTGATGACGATCTTTGCCTTCAACCCGACCCATTGAGTGAGATCGAGCGAACGGCCCACCGGGGGCGCACCAATGTTCTGAATGAACCGCTTCAAGTTGAAACGTGACATCTTATTATTCTCAAGTGAAAGCTTACGGTAGATCAATACCAAACCGTCAGGCGCTTCTTCAAGCGGATAGTCAGCAGGGAATGCATCAGTGGGAAGGTAGAACGAAACAGCGGCGTACTTCTTATTATTTCCGCTCATCTTCGCTTCTACAGCTTTAATCTCCGCTTCATACTGACCCTCAGGGAGTGGAAGCGGTGCTTCTGCGTCATCGATGTCATCAGTATACTCGATGATGCTACCAAGTTCGTCGTCGTTAATCATTGGCTGTCCTTTTTGTGTTGACTTGTTAATAGTGTCTTTCGGTAAATCGGCTGTCAAGCCACTAGATTTAGCTAAATCGTCAATGTCAGATACAAGGTCTTGTGGAGGTATTTGTCGCTCAAATTGATCTTCAATAGGCACATTTCCAGTTAAAGGTAATTTAGGTGGTTTCTTCTTTGCCATGTTACATCTCCATTGCTTTCTTTATCTTTATATATTCAGCAGTACCGGGTAGTGGGATTTTATTCTTCTCGTTAAAATTCCACATCTCCCACCACGTAGCGATCCCGTCTCCCTCATTCGTATCAGCGTTATACGTATAAGGAAATTCGGGTTCTTTACTCGTTTGAAACATACGAGTTTTCATCGGTTTTCGAGATCGGCAAGGTCGAATAGCAATGTGCCGTCCTTTTCCTCCAACCTCGTAGACTCCCCAAACCTCGCTAAAATCGATTGGTACACTGTTGGGGAGTGTGCCGCCAAGAGCAACAGATACGAAAAGAACTGTGCCCTCGTCAGACGTAGTTGGACTATCTTCATGTCCGATGAACACACAGTGTTTAGCATACTGCCCAGTGAGTCTGAGGACATTTTTCACCAGCTTCAATGTTAAACGGTTGCGGAATTGGTAGCTACCCGGAGCAGGGCGTTCTACCTGTGAGCCTTTAACTAGTGAAGAAGCGATCCCGGCATCAAGGGACTTATCACTAGCATTAGTAATGCTATCAATAATGAAACTATCATAACGTTGTAGAACAGCTTTCGTAAGGCCAAGCGGTTCATTTTCGTTTTTGAAAGTCTCAGTGATAGCATGTGTATTAGATGAGTAATCGAGAACATCTACATCCTCCCGATTAGCTACACTAGCAGGACCATCGGGGTCGAAGTTAACAATCAGCTTCCTACCGGGTAGTGTGCAAGCTAATGTTGTCTTACCTCCACCCGATGGACCCCATATGAGAGCAGTTAGACGGTTACTGCTATTACTCGCTCTCCGTATCTCTTGTCCTTTAATCGTTATCGTTTCTTCATCCATCAGAGGGATATCTCCTCTCCATCATTTGGTACTTTAGGAAGACAGAGAGGTGCATTACGCTTCGCCCAATCAAACCGCCTCATGTACTCATTAAACGTATTCTCCAAACTACCTCCTTCTGTCTTCTTATCATAGCTACCACTCTGGAGGATAAACTTAACCTCCAACTCGCCATCCATCACTCGACCAGTAACACTAATTTCAAGGTCGAAGTAACTCGGAGGATCGTCGAGGCCACTCAGTTGATCGCGCATGTGTTTCACAGCCTCAATCAGCCTATCCTCAAGCCTACTGAATACTTCCATTGTCCTTCTCCGTTTGCTTTTCATTGTGTTCTTCTACTCTCTTTGCACATTCTAACAAATTCATAGCAACGTCTCTCGCATCATCTACACTTAAAAACACTTCATTCGCACTGACACGCACGGCTACATAGGCTAGTTTCATCGGGTCTTTAGGAATAGCAATTCCCATATCAATCCCGACTGCTTCTTGTTCTTCGGGGTTACATTCTAGGCTACTTCGTTTGTCAACGGGTTCCATTTGTCCTCCCTAAACTCGTCTGTGAGCATTGCCTCTTGTTCATCTCTACTAATAGTACAGAATGGGATGAACATACACGGTTGGAAGTAGCGATTGCAACTATGTGTATACAATGGGCTATCTAACACACGATCTTTATAAGTTTCAATTGTCTTATACGTATCAAGCAACCACTTCATCCATCTGTCGATGTTTTCATCACTTCTAGTAACTCGCTCCGCAACAATTCCCCCAATTTCCACGTTACGAGGAAGTGGGATTTGCAATCCATGCACCACACCGCTATTGATATCTCTTCTTTCTTTGGGTGAAATGATAAACTTGCTTGCGAAGATGTAGCCCGTAACTTGGTGAGACATGTGGAAGGACATTGCCCAGGCATCATTAATACGACTGCCGGTCTTGTTCTCATGGACTTCGATGCATCCGTTTTCTCTGTTATCAATGATCGCATCGACTTTGCCCACGAACCTAAATCGTCCAAGATCACACTCAATGAGGAGATTGATCGGTACTTCAATCCCGATAAATCCAGTCTCTTTGTCAACGTAAGGAGTCCATGCTCCAAAGTTGTGATGTTGTAAGTAAGCTCGACAAGCATCCTCGATATTTTGTAAAGTTCTACGTTTATCTCTCGGATCATCGTAGTACCCGGAGGTATGGAGAGCTTCAAGAGAGAAGTTCGTGATAGCTTCGGTATGGGTTTCAGCATTTCTAAAAGCGACATGCATCGTATCAAATCTATCGCGGCCGAAGTGCTGTGTTCCCTTAATGATCGCAAGATCGTGATGCATTCCGTTAAACAAGGAAGCATATCTTGCGGCGGCAAATACTTCATGACAAGCACTCCCGGCTTCTAATGCTAAGTTTCTACCCTCCGCGGTAGGTGTTAGACCTTTAACGTATCGGATCATGCCCCACATAGGACATGTATTTATTGCTGATCCTTTAGTGTGATCTATCCAATCTACGTTGTCGTCTTCTTTAGTTGCCAGTCTTATACTTATATCCATCTGCTCTCTCCAATACGTATAATGCCATTTCGAGTGCCTCTACGTTATCACTTATATCCCACGCATTACCCTTGATTATCACTAGTATAGAGTGAAGCAACTTGATTAGTTCTTCTTCATCACTCATTGTTGCTCATCCTCTAATTCTTTAATTCTATCTATAAGAGCATCACGTTCTCTACATAAAGCTCGTAGGTGTTTTACCGCTTCAAGTACAAGTCGTTCGTCGTTTGTATCATCACGTTTTAACAGTCTACTAATAAATCCCTCAACTTCCCATCCTTCTATCATTGTTCATCCTCCGGTATCTTTCCACGTATACGTTCTACTTCTTTTCTTATATGTCCAAATCCACCTGCGACTTCAGCTATCGTATCTATTAACTTATTACATACATTAGTAAGCTCATTCATCTGTTCGTTCATCGCTCCGATGTGTTCGATGATTTCTACTAACACTACTACACTAGCGCGATCGGTGCCTAGTTCACGAAATAGACGCTCTACATCACGGGCTTTATATTTCATGTTTCACCTTCATACACGCATCCCAGCCAGCGTTGAATGCTTCTCTAGCTAGTTGTTTATTATCTTCGTTATCAAGACCGTACTTCTTATACTCCTGCCATGCTTTCTCACGCTCATCACTCGTTCCGCATCTCTTGCTTTGTACTTCATTGAGTAGCTCCATTCCACAAGTGAGACATAATAGGTGACCTTTATCGCCGTCTATGATGTGAATTACTGCTAAGTGACTACTATTATCATCACCACATCGTTCACACTTCGTTCCTATTAACTTCATGCTACGTCCTTTCGCTCGGGGGGTCCATTTGCATCGTCCAACTGCAATTGTAATCCAATCACATTGTTGAGACGGTTCTCTGCTTCACTAATTAAGTCATCGGCTTTTACTAATAGACGTTTATATTTCAATAGCTCCCGCTCCACCTTATCCCTAACGGAACCGGCGGTTAGCTTACCAGTAAGTTTACGTAGGCGTTCGATCTTGTCACCGATCCGCGCCCTTCGTTCTCTTATATGTGTAAGCCACTCGCGATATGTGTCCGTTGGTATCGTGGAGAGGTCATCAGGAAAGATGAAATTACTCATTGTTCTTCTCCAATTGATCAATCATCTTCCTTGCTTCTTCAAATGCTTTCTCAAGTGTATCTGTTACGCCACTTAGTGTTAAGTCTACCTTCGACTTGATGTGGAAGATGTACCGATCGCGTATGTCTTTATTCACATGTATCACGTAGTTCTTATAAACGACAGGACGGTTCTTATCGATCCGCTCTACTGCCATCACAGTTACTCCGATAGCTTTGGGGATTTGTGCCTACGAATGTAGGTCTTTATACGTATAAGGTAATTTGAAATTATAAGTTAAAAAGGAGGCCCAATACCCTGCTTGGGGTCACACAAGATATTGGGCCTCATCGTCTCCGATACACTAGGTGAAGACGATTACTCACTTACAACTATAATGATAGCATAGTTGTTTTCTTAAGTCAAGTTGACTTTCCGTTGTACACTGACCTTCAAGTATGGAGTTACGACTTCACATTTCTTAAGGATATCCTCCGAGACATGTGTCATCAGTAACTCAGTCTTGTAGAAAGTACGCTTCATTTCAGTGGACATAGCATCGTAGATCTTGCCACTATAGACACCGGGTCCGTATGTATACAGTGTATTCTTGAGTTCAGCTTCACGCTTCTCAAGCTGCTTACGTTGTTCATTCACCTCGCCAAGTTCATCTACGATACGCTGAATGGCGGTTTTACCTTTAGTTTCGAGGTTGATAACCTTAGATTTAGTTCCAAGTTTAAGCGAAGTCATCGTCTGCACCTCCATCTTTTACCGTAGTACACAGTACGCATATTGTGTCTCACGCATGTACGTTGATCGCGCTTATACAAGTAACGTATATTACGTGGTCTTCGTCGTGGTAGTATGTCGTGTTCTACTTGAGCTACGTTATCAACGATTGGTACACTCGGCGCGACATCTTGGCGCCCTAGATGGTTATTGCGTCCGTCTAGAGCGACAGAGGGTCGCGCAGTATCCACTGCATCGTTCGTAGTAGCTCTCACGTCGATAGTCTTCACTCTCTTAGGTATCTCAGCTACCGGTAACCACCGCATTTCAAACGACTCTGATGGTGTATTAGCGCGAGTTATCGGTATCGTCCTCACTGTCTTCTGTGGTAACGTCTCACAACACGCAATACTACTCACTCCAGCTACAAGGAGCGGTACAAGTCCGATGAAGATTGTAAACTTCATCTTGTGAAAATGTACCATAGGCCCACGAATATAGCGATCCATAGACCTACTGAGATGAGTAATAACGCGTGTGTATCTCTGTTCATCATGCGACTCTGAGATGTCTCGGTTTCGTATGTGGATTGACTGGATTTGCTTCCATCTCTCCAATAGCCACGGGCTTACGCGTATAAGCACGCATCGATATGTATAATCGAGCCACTGTACAGTATCTTGGATAACGTGTGGGACCGAAGAACCACCCGTATAGCGTAGCATACTTAACTTCACCGTCAGTCTCCCTCTCTATCATACGCAGCATTTTCCCGAAGTCCTTGCCTTCTATTTCTGCGCGGGTGTCGATCAGTGTGCGCAGAAGGTCGATGATTGGGTCTTTGTCTTTGATCTTGTACAGCATACCACTCTATCCCTTCTATTAACATCTTGATTACGTCTTTCACCACCATCAGCACATTGTAGCCTAATACAAGGCACACAGTTATACCGATGGTGATGAGTATTGTCTTAATCGCTTCGTCCATTCTTAGTAGCTCCTCTAGCTAACTCACCTTCACTATAGACAGGATCATTGAACCTCTCATCCTGTAAATGGACGTGATCATACGCTCTACCATTAGCGATTTCACTAATAAGGCTGGCCGAACAACCATACCTTTCACCAATCACGCTATACGGTATCTTCTGTAGGATCAGTTTCTTAATATGCCTCACTGTGTGATGCGGCATACCGTGTCTCTGTCTCTCCTTCATGTCGTTCATGTTCATCTGATGACTTCCAGGTACCAGATGTGCTGGATTACAGCACATCCGGTTGTCGCAACTGTGTCTTATAAGCACGTCAGAAGTGAGTTGCTTACCTGTCGTCAACTCATACACTATACGATAGGCAAGCAACTTCTTCCCATCTACACTTAAATAAGGACGACTGTCTTTACCAACTAACGCACCAGTCCACAACCAACAGTCATCCTCACCACGCATAGTAATCCACCTAAACACGTCTACCTTTTGGTTTGGTGGGCGGAATTTCTTTGACATCTCTTTTCCTCGATCCATTACGCACTTCTACAATCAACGACTTACTACTCAACATCTTACGCAACATACGAACGGCATCCTTATTACTCGAAGCATGAACTGCTATCTCGAATAATAATGAGTACCGCTCGATCTCCCATTTACGTGTGTTAGCGTCTTCTATCAGATTGATATGTACGCTCTCATCATATGTTAGTGGCCGCATCACTTTAAGCACTACATACTCAGTCTTCTTGCGGCTTATCCTGCCGGTAGTCATTGGAAATCCTTTCATGTTTGGGCATCACTTCAAGCAGATCGACAATAACGCCTCCCGAGATTGTCTCTCTGTGAATGCTGCCATCGTTATTTAAGAGTAGATACGTGCCGTCTCTCTCGTAGTGGTTCTTTTGTAGGCCAGTTTCATTGGTCAATATCCAAATGGCCCACCTCCTGTTACTCAAACGCTCTACTGATAACAAACGCGTCTCTGGTGGTATGGTTAGTCGCTCATTGATAGCCATTAATCCTCCGGTTCTATTCTCTCCTCTGTCTGGTACTCCTCAAAGATATCCGATCTAAACTTGGATATCTTATACGTATAACAATCCTCACATGTAAACGTGAGGAATATGTTGTAGCCATCATACTGTGGCTCACGCTGTTTACCAGAGCCACAACTGCATTTACGCTTCTCGTCTAGCATGACTACTTGACCTTTACGATAATTCCATCCTTGACGGTTGCTTCTGCATACCATGTGTGTGCCTTTGGATAGTGTGGACCCTCTAAGTATACAGTGCCGTTCTCTGGTGTGTTAAAACCAGTAACATCACCGTTCGGTTGGTAGACTGTCACCCGTTGACCCTTCGCTATGGCCTCTTTGAGTGCCTTCTTCGTCAAGTAATTCACCTTCGTGTATGCCATTGTCGTTCCTCTGTCTTGCTAGTTCACATTCTGGTCTGTATTTACTATTACAATACGCAACTCGAGACTTCGATAATCTGAAGTTACTCCTCACTAACGAACCATGACCACAGTTCGCACAGTTCATGGCATATCCTCCAATCCACATGCCTTATAGAATTTAGTCTTGTCGAACCGAGGGTTATACTTCTGCAAGGCTGCGGCCAATTCGACCGCAATCATGTATCTCGCCTCATCTCGTATCTCTACAGTTCTAATCACCTCAGCAATGTGCTGATAGTCCTTACGTCTCATTTACGCATCTCCCTTATACGATATACGAAGTCCCTGAATGTTTCATCAGGTTTAGCACGCATAAGGATGTATTTCTCTTCATTATACTTCACGGCGCTCTCTTCGATGCGGGGGGCGCATTTGGGACAGCACGCATTACTACAAAAGAGTATACCTCCCTTCTCATCGCTATCCATGTACTCCTCATTACACAGATCACAATTGACGTGTTTCCCCGGTTCTATTGTGATGACTTCGAACTCTACACCATGTATCACCTGTTTAGTCATTCTTTCCCCCTCCTTAGATGTACTTCCCAATCACTCTCAGTGCTGAACTTGATGAATTTAACAACAAGTTCTTCTTTATCATCCACTATGAAGCGAATGTTTGTAGCATCTGGATCAGGAGGGCGTATTCTCATTACTGTAGTCAAGAAACGTTTGAGTTTCATAGTGCCTCCATCAGTTCATTATCACCTCTGATGATGATGACATCTCCGTTTAGTACATCATCAATCGGATGTGGGACACGTTGAGCACGCCATAGAGTAGTAGCCACCATATTGAATGGTAGATTGAGTAACTTCCCTTCCTCATTACAGAACGCAATACAGTGTTCATTCATATAGAGGTCAAACATGGGCACATGTTCGATATGCCCACCTACTGCGAGCTTCAGATGCTCTAGTGTCACCTTCTCAGTTAGCGTTGTGTCAATGATGGTACCATCAACACGTATAAGAGTTGCGATACCTTTCATTGTTCGCCACCTACGTATACTTTCGTGAGCGTTAGGAGCGAAACCATTCGCGCATGTAGTTCCTTTATACGTATATCGATACTCTCCAACTCAGCTTCGATAGCATTTAGCTCCTCTTCTGGATCGAAGTTACTACATTGATCGTCTATCATCTTCTGTGTAACTCCGGGTGGTAAGTCCCATCCAAATGGTCTACGCATTAGTAGCCTCCTCGTTCAGCAAGATCAGCGCACGAATCGCATTGATATCCTCTCGCGACATCTGCGGGAGTGAGGACGTTCTTTCGGTGACAATTGGGACACGGCTTGTTTCGAGGATTGCTTTTCGTAGCCGCTCGTAACGCGCTATTCCCACCTGGGTCTGCAAACGTCTCGCATAGCTCTTTCCACTCATCTTCATCGTAGTCATCTCTTTGTCTGTTCATGTCCATAGTCCACTAGTTCAGGTTCATCAAACGGGTCGTCGTTGTAGAACTGTACTTTGTTTCTCCAACGCATGAATATACTTCTGCCACTTACCGAAAGCCTCAACGTGCTTCTTGTACTCCTCCCATATATCATTAGGCACATCGGCATCACCTCCAACGTCATCTCTACACATATACAAGTAGCCACCTTCAACTCCGATCATCACTCGCATATTCACCTCCATTCACAGTTACAAACTTCACAGCCAATTGCGTCCTATTAGAAACGCCAAAACGCTCATACAGCATATGGAGGGTCATCTTCACTGTTCCCTCGTCTACGCTTAATGTATGAGCGATTTCTTTGTTACTGGCGCCTTTAACTAGTTCACGCATGTACTCCCGTTGTCTCTTCGATAGCTTCATGTTCATCCCCAACGTAGAGTGCTTATACGTATAAGCATCTCTCGCCAACATACCACAAAGACTACCCTTGTTTACATCCACTAGTAAGATGCGCAGTCCCATATACTACGTAGTCCGTGTATTCCGTAGACTGTTATGCCTAGGACATATGTCAGTAAACAGAACGGATACAGGTAACTGTGTGCAGATGTGTGATATGCTGGCGAGAACTGCTTACAAATCCAAAGCCACATTCTCAGGTACCATACTACTACAGAACTACACATAAGTCAAGTTAGCTTCTGGTACCAAACATCTATAAGCGACATGAACCTTTACATGTATAAGGAATCGCATCAACGCACTATAGATAGAGGCCATGTCGTGATGCATGGCTATAGCGTGTGGCCTAGACGTGGGGCCGCATTTGTGTGTTGCGCCTGGCTCTATTCGCTAATTGTTCGGTGCCTCTCTACAGGTATCCGGGGCGCGATCTGTGATTTGGGCACAAAAAAAACCCACGCATCAATTGATGCGTGGGTTTGTAGCTTAGACTTCATTAGGTGATTGCATTTCTTTAATTAAGTATTGAGGCAATGGCATTATACTTCCATTATTCATTTCCTTAATCCACGTTCGCGCGTCGCTTTCATTCTCGAATGGTCCGATACTCTCGAAAATTACGCGACCAATACGAATAGGCGCGTTTAGTACGATGACGTATTGCATTGCTTAAACTCCCGATGATTAACGCTGAAAACGAAAACGCCGCGCATCATTTGATGCGCGGCGTTGTTGATTGCGAAACGTTATGCGTTAGCCGCCTGTTTCGCGATCTTCTGCACAGCGTCCAATGTTTTCGCGTTCAACATTGGCATGATGGCGACGGCGATTTGCGAAAGCGTTCCTTTCAATTCCGCATTCTTTGCCGCGCCGTTCAACTTGAGAACACAACGCAAAGCCAATTCGGCAAGGTCGTTTTGATCGATTGCCGTTTCGCTTTCCGTTTCGATTGGCGGATTGAACGTTTCCGCGTCGAGCATTGATCCGATCGAAGTAATGACCGGCTTCGCAGTGTTCGCGTCAACAGCGGTCAACGCATTCACTGGTGCAGTCTTCTTTCGTGCGCCGCGTTGAGTGACCAGTTTCGCGGTAACGAGCGCATCATTTCCGGCTTTGCGAATTGTTGCCGCCGAAAACAATTTGGTTTCGCCATCCTTAGACGTAACCATTAGCTCATTCGATTTTCCGAGCGACACATTGATGTAACCATCACGGCGGCATTCGTATAGCGATTGCAACGCGCGGTGAAACATCTGGTATGCAGCGTCGAGCGGCTTCTTTTGATCGATGACGCTGAAATCAAGTCGCGTAATTTTCAGCGCATCCTTTGGCTTTGCCTTGTTCGCTTCTTTCAACTCAAGTTGCGTTGCGTTGAAAGCGTCGAGAGCGTTTTTGTATTCAGCAGAACGCGAGAGGAAAGCTTGCGCGATTTTCGCTCGCGTGCCGATGTTCTTATCAATGCGCTTCACACCATCGACGATAACCGTTTGTGTCTTCGGTGCGCCGAAATAATTGTTCAACGCTTTCATTGACCATTGTTCGTCGTTGAAAAGCGCAACAACCATCCCGGCCTCTGCTTTGCCTTCTGTAGACTTAGAAGACATCGCATCGTGAACCGCGTTGTCGAATGTGTAAGCAGGAAGGTTCGCGATTGCGATCTTGCTGGAGAGCTTGTTCGCAACAGTCTTCTGTGACTTAGCCATTTGGTATTACCTTTATCGTTTGAACACGAAAGCACGCGCGCGTTATTGCTCGCGCATCAATCCGTGTTCTGTTTTCAAACAACACGCGATACCGTTTCACAACGCTAGTCGCGGCGCATTGGGATGAACCAACGCATCAACATACTAGCAGAATAGCGTCCTAGTTCAAGTTGAACAGCCGATTGGTCGCGCTAGTACAATACAAATTCCTTTTACGTATAAAGTTTCCATACTGTAGCGTATGTTCATTCATACATACGTTGAATGTGTTTATGTACTACGTATATGCATCTATGTTCGCTTCTATTGATGACTGATTGAACTGATTGATACGACGAGCCGCGTTTGCATATCCCACTGCGAGAGTAAGACAAATCACCACAAACAATGTGTACTACATTATATAAGAGGCGCGATTGTTTATGTACTACACTAATCAATATGTCAGTAAGGTTGTACAACTTGACACGTCCCCCCAAATCCCAAAGTTGTAAAGGGGGCGAACCTGTGGCCGCACAGGTGAGGTCGACCATCCCCCTGTTTCATGATGTCGCGAAGAATGTCCCCCTATTGCCCAACAGTACCGTAACTCGCGCAGTATAAGTTACATCATACGTACAGATAGTTTATACGTATAAGAGATCTCAACTCAGTGAGAAGATATCGATGTGCTATTGTATGTGATGTTGTGTATTATATAAGCGCGATATATATTGAAATGTACAATGTCGTGAGGGGGCGTCCCAAGCGGGCCGCGCATTATACAACCGCAGATTAACCACAGCCCACCCGTTCCACCCATCTAGGGTAGCGTGTATTATTTGTGTTGTCAATAGGCAATATGTATGTATACTACAATAGACACCTACTATAAGGAGTATTAATATGCCAACAGGTGGATGGAGTGGTTTGTGGAATCGTCTAGAGGGTAAACAACACGATCTTCTTATTCCTCGTGGTCATGTTACCGCTCGCCGTGTTAGTAAGATTGTTAAGAATGGTATCGGTAACGTAATGGCCGCTGAACGTGTGTTTACCAATCTTAATGAAGATGTCAAACAGGTTACTCCGACTGCTCAACCTGGACAGCCTGTTGTTAATGGTGGCATGATCCCAATTGCAGTTAACAACTTGACACCTGTTCCTGCTGCCTCCTTTGTTGCGTATGTGGAGAAGTCAAACAAACCTACTACATATCCAGTTGATGCGAGTGGTAATGGTGGCGGTGGAAAGATGGGACTTCGCTTCTAATTGTACTTATATTTGACCCATCCCGTTACTCCCTAGCGCGGCGATTGATACTAGGCAGTTTCACGCCCCCCAAGCCCGACCGCCTAGCTATTAGTCGTCGCGTCTTTTTATGTTGAGGATGTGATGGCTAGTAGACAAGAGATTATTAATTATATTACACAAGCCGCACTGCAAAGAGGAATTGATCCTCAAACTGCGCTCAAAGTATTCCACGGTGAGAGTGGATTTAATCCATCTGCTAAACTCATAACTCCACGAGAAGCGAGTTATGGTGTCACTCAATTAAATATTAAGAATGGATTAGGTGTTGATGCACTTCGACGCGGTATTGATCCGCGCGATCCTTCTCAGTGGAAAGAGACAATTGACTTCTCACTCGACCATGTAAAGCGTGGTGGGTGGACGCCTTGGTCTGCTGCAACGAAGGCTGGCGTTAGTAGATGGGGTGGAGTGCAGCGTGGCTTTAATCCTGATAATATACGGCCACCGAAGTCTATTGATATAGGCGATAAACCCACGCTTGCATCTCTTAATCCCCCCACTAAAACCCTCTCTAAACCTCGACCTGATATGAGTGCGGGGGCGTCTACAGTATTAAGTCAACTCGCACCGACAGAGGATGCTAATATGGCACGTCCTTCTATTCCAGACGCTATTAGAGAAGCGATGGATGAAACCATTAGACGAGGCGGTGTACGGTATGCCGGCTTCGTGCCTCCGGGTTTAACTGCGGGTGCAGCTAAAACGAGAGCACAAGCTAATAAAGGCGTACAGCCTAGAGGTACAATGAAGGACGTTGAAGGTGAGGCGAAACGTGCAG